CAAATATGATTTACGGTTATTTAATTCATATTTGTAAAGAATCGGAGAAAAAAGAAGATGCAAGCCGGTGAGTTACCTACAACTGATAAAATAAAAGATATTCTCAGATTACCAGAAGGGCCAGAGGGTGATGAAAAACTTGAAAAAATGTTATCGGCCTTTAGTGAAGATTTTACACAAAGAGAAAGACTTTTTATTTTATTTTATACAAGTCCAATGTCTAAAACTTGTGGCAAAGTAAATCGTTCTGGGGCTGCTGTAGGTGCTAGTTTTAAATCCTGGGGATCTTGGGCCTTACAACAGGCGCATATAAGAAATAAAGTAAATGAAATTCTTGATGATGTATCATTAAATGAAATTGAAGATATTTTCCGTGAAGATATAAAGTTTTGCCGTGAAGTTCTTAATTGTGATAGAACTTCATTCAAAGAAGATAAATTAATTGATCTTGGTGAAAAAGGTTCTTTTGATATTATTGACGATAAACAGCTTAGGGATTTAACTCCAAAACAGAAAAAAATGGTGGCCGGTTTTGATTATGATAAAAATGGCCATGCTCATTACACAATTGAAACCAGGGCATCAGCAAGACAGGCCCTATTAACCTATCATAAGTTATTACAGTCAAAAAAAGTTGGGGCTGATAATAATAAAACTGAAACGGTTGTAACTCTTGAAGGAATTAGAGATAAAGCAACGGCAAAAATATCAATCATTCAACATAACAATGCAGAAGCAGAACTTGCCGGTGATTTTTTTGAACCTATGGGTGATATAGACGAGGAAGCGTAATGGAAGAATACGAAAGTTATGAAGAAATTGATGGTGATGAATATTCTGATTTTACCTTTGAAGATGGTGTGTTTTGTATTGGAGCAGTAATGCTTTTATGTATTGTTTTTGCTTTTATTATGAAACAAATCAGGAAATCTGTAAAAAATATGCATCTGAAAATTGGTAACAAAATTGAAATCGGACTTGAAACAAAAGAGGGTAAAAGTGAGATTCAGAATACTAAATAAAAATCCATTATATGATTATCGTGAAGCCTGTAAAATTACTCAGGGAATAGACCTTTGGAAAGATAATAATAAAAATTTTCAGCCTAAAGATGAAGTTGAATTTTGGATAAAACAGATTGTTGCTAATCATTCAACTATCAGAAGTATTCATTTTGTTATGGTCGATAAAAGACCTAAATCTGTAGTTATGCAATTAATCAGAGCAACTAAAGGACACGTTCAGCCAGAAGTGGAAAGTTCAAGGCCCGATTGGAATAACGGTAAAGAAAGAAGTTCAGATCCTTATGAAGATAAATTGTTTTTGCAAATTCATACATCTGAGAGTTTTACGGAAATGGCAAAGCAGCGTCTTTGTATGAGAACGGAAGAAAGAACCAGAAAAGCTATGTTAGAAATGGTTGCTGCCTTAAAGCATAGTAAAGAACCATTTTTAAGGGCCGTAGGGTATTGCTGTAAACCATCTTGTATATGGCTTAATGGATGCCATGAAATAAAAGGTTGTGGATTCTTCACAGAAAGAATAGCAGATAAAATTATTAAAGAATACGAATTAGAAAAATAGGATGCCAGAATTATGAAAAAAACACTTAGAGATTTAACAACAGAACTTCAAACTTTATGTCATGAAGGTTATAGCGATTGTGAAGTTATCATTAATCGCTTGAATGGAGTTTATGACGTTGGAGAGATTAAACCATATTCAAAACCTGATGGAACTGCATTTTTTGTCATTAAAGCTGAGGGTGTCAATGAAAGATAAAGTATGTGGTAACTGTAATTTTTGTGAAAAGAATGATGGTAAACCATATTGTTATCTGAAAGATTTATACACAACGGTTGAACTTAATCATAAATGTGATGAAACGGACATTTACGGAAATCTTATGTTTGGGGAGGAAAAGAAAAATGAAAAAGTTATTTAAGCTATTAAAAATATTAAAACAGATTAATGAGATTAAAAAACTTGATAAAAACGATTTTCACGTTTTTAGAGTAGATGCTGATACAGATTATCAGACTATGGGTTATTTATCTGAATTTCTTGATAAGCGAAATATTAAAAACGTAATTATCCGAAATGATTTTGATGTAAAAAGTTTAAGGGCTGCAGATAAAAAAGATTTACTAGAATCTATAAAAAAAGAAATAGGCCTGGAAGAATAAGGACTGAAAATGCAGCTTTATAACGGTGATTGTTTAGAGATAATGAAAGATATTCCAGATAAATCCATTGATATGATTTTATGTGATTTACCTTATGGAATTACTGCTTGCAAGTGGGATGTAATAATTCCTTTTGAACCATTATGGGAACAGTACAATAGAGTTATTAAAGATAATGGTGCTATTGTATTATTTGGTACAGAACCATTTTCTACACAGTTAAAAATGAGTAATCTGAAACATTATAAATATGATTGGATTTGGAATAAAGTTCGTGGTGTAGGATTTCAAATTGCAAGATATAGACCAATGCAACAACATGAATATATTTCTGTATTTTGCAATGGTAAATTAAATTATTATCCTATTATGGAAAAAAGAGATAAAGTGAAAAAATCTAAAAATTATGGTATTTCTAAAGTTTGCAGATTACAAAGTAATGATATGAAAGAAAGAATTTATACAGAAAAATATCCCACTTCAATTTTAACTTATTCTAATGCTTCTCAAAAAGGTAGATTACATCCTACCCAAAAACCGACAGACCTTTTGGAATATCTTATAAAAACTTATACCCTTGAAGGTGAAACAGTTTTAGATAACTGTATGGGTAGTGGTAGTACAGGAGTTGCTTGTATAAATACAAACAGAGACTTTATTGGTATTGAATTAGATAAAAAATATTTTGGGGTTGCTCAAAAAAGAATTCAGGCAGCTGAAATGGAAAAGACATACTCACTTTTTAAGGGGGCTGTTTAATGTTTTCAAAAGATGAACGGCTGTTATTTGCATACACTTATATGCAATTCCAACAAAAAGATTTACTACTCGATTTTTGGCAAGATGCTTATATAAAATCTATGGCCAGATTTATTGCGATAGTAAAATCTCGCCGTGTAGGATGGTCGTTTATCTGCAGTTTGAAGGGCCTGATAAAAGCAATGGATCCCGATAGGATAGGCTATACTAAACAGTTCGTTTCCTACAATGAGGAAGATGCCTTAGAGAAAATATCCTATGCAAAACAGTTTTACGATTCTATGCCGGACTGTGATGCAAAGAAAAAGCTCATAACCGATAACAAGTCTATGCTTTGTTTTCAGGATAAAAACGGTATTACTCAATCAAGACTTATATCTATTCCTTGTAGGCCTCCTCGTGGTAAAGGTGGTGATATTTCTCTTGATGAATTTGCCATTTATAACGCTAAAATGCAGAAATTAGTTTATGATGCTGCTTTGCCTGTTATTTCTCGTGGTGGAACTATTGAAATGGGTTCTTCACCTTTGGGTAAGATTGGGCAATTCTACGATATTTTAACCGATAAAGATACTTATGATTACGAAAGATATAATATTCCCTGGTGGTTTTGCCGTGATTTGTGTGTTGATGTTCCTACAGCCGTTAAGATTGCTCCATCATTATCAACGGTAGAACGTGTTGAAACTTTTGGAACTAAAATTATCCGGCAGATATTTCAAAATAACGATTTTGATACATTCAGGCAAGAGTATGAATGTGATTTTATTGATTCATCAGAAAGCTATATCCCTTTGGATTTGATTTATGCAAATACACCTGGAAAAAGGGAATGTGATATTGATTTATCAGCATGTGAAAAAATGACTGATGAAGAATATTGGGAGTATAACAGGTGTATAGATTTTCAGACATATAAAGAATTAGACTTAGCTATTTTAAATTATGATCCAGAAAAACACGGTGAAACTTTATTTCTGGGTTTTGATGTAGGCCGTGAACATGATGCAACAGCTATATTTTTAATTGGCCGTATGCCAGATGGAAAGAAAAGAGACTTTGCAAGAATAGAATTGCGTAATACTGATTTTGAAACTCAGGAAGATATGATATTAAAAGCGTATAAAGAATTACCGGTTTATCGTGGCCGTATGGATATGACAGGAATAGGAAGGCCCGTTTATGAAAGACTTCATAAAAAATTAGGTGATCGCTTGGAAGGTGTAGTATTTACACCGGAAGAAAAGGAAATAATGGCTATTGATGTAAAACGTGGCCTTGAACAACATGAGTTTTTATTAAGTAATGATAAAGAATTTCATCGTCAGATTCATAGTATTAAAAGAACATCAACCGGTGGAAAGTATTTCAGATACGATGCTGAAAGAAACGAAAAAGGCCATGCCGATAGTTTTTGGGCTTGGGCCTTGGCAAATTCGGCTGTAGAACTTGTAACTGAAAAGCATAATAATTTTTATGCTCAGAGAAGGCAGAAAAGAATTGAAATAATGGGTGATATATCAGGGAAAAAAGAACCTGAAAACAAGCCAGAATCATCAGAAAAAGCAATAGAATATCAGCAGCAAAAAATTATCAAAGAAATAGGAAATGAACCTGTTATTAAAAGGGGAAAAAGCCTTAGACAAATTAATAGGGGCTTTGGTTATGATAGGAATTCGGGAAGTTGGTAAAAAAAATGAAGTTAATTCCATTTGTTAAGATTATGTCAAAATTAGTTATTCATATCATTATTAATTTATCATGTTTATTTTTTATAAAAATGTGGTTTTTATTCCATCCTGAAACCAGAAGGTTTTATAAAAGACAGCAATTTAAGGATATTCAGAAATCCAAAAGTAAAGAACCTCGAAATTTTCAATTAGATAGAGAATCTTATATTTTATAATCGTTAAATATAACGTTTTTGCTTGACATAAAGGTATTAAAGCCGTAATATTTATTTAGAACGTTAAAAATAACGTTTAAGAAAAGAATCTATATAAAAGAGTACGACCTTTTATATGGGTTTTTGGTTTTGGCTGAAAGCCTTAGCTCCGGTTGTAGTCGTACACAATCGGAGCTTTTTTTTAGATTATGAAAATAAGTGAAAAACGTTTAATTATCATTTGTGTAATTGTTTTAAATCTTCTTATTTCTGCAGCATCATTTAGCCTTGGTTTTATATTGAATCGTAGTAAAAAAAGTTATGATTTTAATAATGTCGTGTTTATTCAAAAGTCAGAAAATCCTAAATATACATTTTTAGAGCCGGAAATATCTGATTATATTTGTGCTTTATGTGATGGCTTAAAGTTAGATTCTGATTTAGTTGTAGCTCATTTATTAGTTGAAAATCCTGAGTTTAATCCAGAGATAATACATAAAAACGATAACGGAACTGTAGATTTAGGCTTATTTCAGCTTAATGATAAATATTTATGGACTGAGTTTAAAGACAAATATTGGTTTGATAACGTAGAACTTGATCCTTTTAATTGGAAACATAACACATATATCGCATTACATCTAATGGCTGATTTACACAAAGAATTTAAGGTTCAGGATGATGCAATTATGGCATATAACGGTGGCCGTGGGGCTGTTATGAATGGAATTGTAAAACCTGTAACTAAAATTTATCTAAGAGAAGTAAAAAATAATTATGTGTTGCTGAAAAGTTATGGAGATAAGAGTTTATGAAAGTATTTGTATTTGGCTTAATCGGCGTTATATGCTGCCTGATTATCTTGGTAATTGTTTATTGGAATATCCTTTAATAAAGAATGAGGCTTTGTATAGTCCAGATCGTTCAAGAGTGTATGAGTATAGAGTTGGAAACAAAGTATACTTTAGATTAATAAGTGAGGTGGAAAGATGATTAGTGAAACAGATTATTTTGAAGATAAAGAAATTGAGGTAGATGGTTACATTTACAGATTTGACGGCAGAGTTGATTACAAATACGTTCATAGTTGCGGACAGCGTGAGTTGGTTGAATGTGATAACGTAGAGATTACAGGTGCAATCAAGTTCAATGAAGATGAAGAACTAGAACTAGATGATGATGAATGGAAAATGCTGGAAGAAACTGTTAGAAATAATTACGAAGATTACGTGGAGTGAATTATGGTAAGTGATTTGTTGGAAGAGAAGGAAGAGTTGTTAAGACAAGCTGAACAAATGAAACAAAGGATAGCGGACTTAGAAAAGGAAGTTACAGTATGGAAGAGAGCCAGCGAGAATCACTCATACAGAGCTTTACAGTCAGAAGATAAATACAACAAACAGAAAGAGATTAATCAAGAATTGGTTGATGAAAACGAAAGTTTGAAAACACTGATTAAGGAAATAAAGTCTGATGTAAATGAATGTTTTGGATTTGAGTATAACATTCTTGTGGCAAAACTTCTTAATAAATGGGAGATGAAAGAAGAATGACTAAAGAAGAACTGAAAAATCAAATAATAGAGTTAAAAGAAATCAGTAAAAAATTAGCAGAAGAATATCGGGAAAGATATAATCAAGATAAAGAAGATAAAATTGCTCTCAATATGTTTTATCATAATGTAATTTCTTACAACGATTATGAAAGCGTATTAGCCTTAATTGAAAATAGAAACTCTATGATAATGTGTTTTTCTGCTCCGCCTGTTTTGACAGAAGAAACAGTTGAAGTCAACTTAAAGCGTATTGCAGAACTTGAAAAAGATAAGGATTATTTTTCTGATGCCTTAGACAAGCAGATTGAAGCAACTTTGAAATTACAGAAGGAAAATGAAGAAGCAAAGAATCTGATTGAAGAACTTGCTAGTTCACTTTCTGTTGTTGGTGAATGTGATGAAGAAGAATGTGAACTTATTGACAAGGCACGGAAGTTTATAAATAAACCTATATTTTAAGCGAGGTAGAAGAATGACAGAAATAAGAACTTATGCAGTAAACACCTTTTCTGATACAGATAAAATCATACAAGAATTAAAAGAACAGGGGTATAAAATTATTACAACTAGTACAGATATAAAGCATAAGGCTTTTACAGTTGTTTATGAAAAGGAGTAACTATGTTTGATTATTTATTAGGTTGGTGCCGTGGAGATTTGGAAATTTTGTACAAAACTATGAGGGAATTAGAGATTAAGGAGTAACTATGTTTGAGAAAGATGCAGAAGAATGGCGAAACAGTTTGAATTATGAAATTGATAATGATACGTTTAATAACATTGTCATTCCTTGTATTGAGTTCGGCTATAACAAGGCTAATGAATGGCATTATGTGAAAGACGGAGACTTACCCAAAAATAATACACAAGTTTTAGTGTTTCTTGAAAACAAACGAATGAAAATCTCAATCTTTATGGAAAATAAGTTTACTCTTTGGAACAAAGACTATAACACTTATACTAAACTTTACGATGTTATCGCTTGGAAAGAAATTGTACTTCCAGAACTAAAGGAGAGTGAATAAATGACTAAAGCAGAAAAGAAACGTCTAGTTGATATTTTGGATATGTGGATTGAAAGTTGCGAAAGTTTTTATAACACTTTCAAAAACGATTTTGTAAAAAGACCAGACGCAGTAAATGAACTAAAAGCAAGATGTGATAAAGTTTATTTTATAAATGCTTTTCTCGAAGAAGGTCGTTTTATTTCGACAGACAAATATCTTGAAGTTGCAGATAGATATGAAAAAGTTTTGACAGGACTTGATGAAGTCTTGAAAACAAAGGAGAGTGAACAGAAATGAATAAAACTTATGTTCTTTCCGGTTATTTTGCCGAAATTGCCGTGTTAGATGGGCTTCATTCAGGGCATCTCAAATATATTTCAGAAATTCTTCAAATTATGGATGAATCAGACAGAATGATCATCATTGTAAATAATGATAAACAAAGAGCAATAAAATATTCAAAGATGGAAGGTCTTTCTACAGATGTTATGATTAGAGTTTTTGGCATAAATGCAACTTCAATAATTGTGAACAAGCTGAAAAGTTTATATAATTATCCTAACGTAGGAATAATGGTTAGTAAATCAGATGATCAAACAGTATGCCAGGACATAGAGAATATAGCTAGGTTTTATGCTGATAGAAAACAGGTTGTTTTCGTAAAAGATGGTGGCGAATATAATTCAGGTAATCTTCCGGAATTTGGAATACAAGGAATTACATTTATGTTTTTAGAAGATCCAAAAGAAGCTAGTGCATCTGAAATTATAAAGAAATATTCAAAAAATCAAGAAAATGTAGTGTAGGAGAATAAATAAGTAATGAGTGAACTAACAGAAATAAAACATATTACATTACAGGATATGCTCAAAGAGCAGTTTTCAGATCAGGTTACAAAGAAAATAATGAAACTTGAAAAAATCAGGATGCAGAGAACTAGAGCTGCAAATAAAGGTGTCTGGAAAAGAGCTGTTGAATATTATAACAAAACTCATAATGATTCTGAATTAAAAATAACAGATTATGGAATTATTCAGGTGGTAAAATGACTTTTGAAGATTTAAGAAGTATGACAAGAACTCAGATTGTCAAAAATTTTGAATCAATTTCTGTTTCTCAAAGGGTAGAATGGCATAATAAAGGGCCTGATGAAGATTCTGGAATTAATGATTCAGTGAATACATGTGCAAACAAAATTAATAACTAATGACAATTAAAACATTATAGTGTAAAATATTTTTATAAATCATTTATTAGGTATGTTGAGAAATCTGCAGCCGGTTATTGTTTGAAAAAGACAATGGCCGGCTTTTTTATTTTAAATTTTTCTTTTGGGGGAAAATAATTATGGCAAGGGAAAAAATTGATGTAGATCAGTTATTAAGAAAACGTAAGGCCTTTAATCAATCGGCTTATAATCAGCTTAAAGATGCCAAAAAAGACAGTGCAAACATTTTTAATACTTATTTCTTTCAGGATAAAGGCCGTGAACATGGTGCTGATTCTGTTTTTTATGATCCTTATTTTGTTTCATCTAACTGTTTTGAAAACATCAGAACTATTTCAAGAATTCAGTATGGAGGAATTCATTGTAGAACATTAAGAGCCGTAGCCGGTAAAGCATGGATTATTAACACTTGTATAAATCACATTTCCAGAAAATTAAAACCATTTTTGAAGCCGGTTACAAGCAGAAATGAACGTGGCTTTATTATTCACAAAAGATTTGAAACACAATTATTAAAAAAAGAAGATAAAGAAGCTGTTAGAATTCGTGATTTTATTTGTTCAACAGGAAGTTATGAAGATTCTAGCCGTGATGATTTTGTAAAGTTTTGTACAAAGCTCCTGAGAGATGAACTTACATTAGACCAGATTGCAACGGAAATTCAGTATAACAAAAAAGGTGAGCCTGTAGCTTTTTTTGCCGTGGATGCTGCAACAATTGAACGTGTAATACCAGAAAAACAGAATGAAACTACATTCAGATATTTACAGATTGTAGACGGTATGCCGGCCGCCGGTTATACAGATGAAAATATGATTTTTGATTTTGAAAATCCTAGAACAGATATTTATCATTCTATGTATGGTTATTCACTTGTAGAACAGGCTGTAGATCTTATTACAAGTGTAATAAATGCCTTTATTTACAATGCCGGAAACTTTACAGAAAACAGACTTCCAAAAGGTATGCTGCTTTTAAGTTCTGATATGAATTCTGATGATTTGGATGAAATGGAAGAATATATTGCAGAAATTATGAGTGGTGGGCCATTAAATCAATGGCGAATTCCTATTATTCCTAGTGGTGATAAGGATGCAAAACTTGAATGGAAACCAATTAATACTAACCGTGAAATGGAATTTCAGGGATGGGTAGACTACTTAATGTCTGGAGTAATGGCTTTATTTGGTTGTAGTGCAGATGAATTGGGTTTACAGATTCAGAAATCTCAGCCTGTAGTTGATAGTTCTAGTGGCGATAGAATGGCTGCTGCAAAGTCATCTTTATTAGGTGATTTACTTGTATTCTTTGAATCTTATATTAATAAAATTATAGCGAAAATCAATCCTGAGTATGTTCTTGAATTCGTAGGTTACGAAAAAGACAATCCTAACACTGTAGCTGATTTGGATGAAAAGGAAGTAAGAACCTGGAAAAGTGTTAACGAAAAAAGAGCAGAAAAAGGCCTTGATCCGATTGATTTAAGCAAGGTTGAAAATCCGGCTGATTTACCTATGAATGTTCAGTTAATTCAGTGTTTTCAGAGTAATCAAGCCATGAATGATGATGGTATGAGTGGAGATATGGGAGATTTTGGCGGCGGTGAAGATGGTGGATTTGATGAAGGTGGAGAGGATGCCGGATTTGAAGAAGATACCGAAATGGAAGAACAAATTCCATCTGAAACTGATGAACCAATGTTACCGGAAGATATGAATAAATCGTTTATTCAGAAGTCTATGCTTATTATTTAGACATTATAAAAAAGTAATATTTTACGTGGGGGAAATATGGCAAAAGCCTTTTGTCTTGATAAATTAAGAAACAATTTCAGAAATTTAGCCGGAAATAACCGTAAGAAGTTATTTGAGAAAAAAGAAAACGGAATCAGATTTATTTTTAATAGACAGTCGTTTAATAAAATAGGTTGCGATAAGTCAATTAATAATTCTATGGCAAATGGCTTTACACCAGAAGAACATTTTGAAGCTGCTCAGGATATTAAGGCATTATTTGAAAAATCTGAGGTTATAGAACAGTGGAATAAAAAGAAAACTGATAGGACTGAAACTCATTATTTATGCCGTTGCAAAATTAATGATGAAGTATATATCTATATGCCGGTTGTAACCTGGGGAAAAGATGAAGGGTACATTGATATGTATTTGTCTAAGGATGGGGAATAATGGCAAAAGTTAGAGTAAGAAAAGATATTGCGGAGCAAATGACAGGCAAATTAAAAACTCTTAAAAATGAAAATATAAAGCCGGAATTTGTGGAAAAACTGCAAAAATCGGCTTTAAATTCTCAAAATGAGCAAATAACAAGCAAATTACAGTCAAATAAAACTATTGATAAATCTCTATTTTATTCCGGCCATAAATTACAAGGAAAAATGGTGCATAAATCTTTTGATATTAATATTACTGATATTACAGATAATAATAAGCAGCAGAAACTTGAACAGGTAAACAAAGCCTTAAATGCTATTGCAAATAATCAGCCGTTTATGATTAAACATATTCCGGCAGATGCATCTACAAGCTATGGAAACTTGCTTGTAAAAATAACAGATTTTGATAGAAGTAAAATTGAAAAGGCGGTCCATAAAATAGCGTTATCACTTGATAGTGAAATAAAAGCCGGTTCAAAGGGTGAAACTTTTGTTTATAAAGCTCAGGAAGAAATAACAGACAAGTTTTTTAATGAATTTACCACAAGAACAAGAGCAATTTATAACTTTGTAATCGGCTATTTTGACTTACCAGATATTAGAATTGTAAGTAAGGCCGGTGAATTAAAGCATAAAGGTAAGATTTTATATAATCCTTCTACAGGTTTACCAATTAAAGAATCAGAATGGAATCAATTTGTTGTTGAATTGGAAAAGTTCTTAAACAGAAATTACACCGGAATTGGTGAAAAAATTGTATTGTCTGCAGAAAGTCTTGGAATTATCCTGGATAGACTTTCTAAAACAAACAGTTTTGAAGCCATAAGAAAAATGTCATTATCTGAATTAAAAGCCAAAAGATATGATGTTGATTGGATTGGTGATTCAATCAAGAATATGAAAGATAAATTTGGTGATGTAATTAGCCGTGAACGTCAGGCAAGAATTCAGATTGCTATGGATTCTGCAGCTCAGAGAGTTACTAAAGTAAAAGACGATATGAGAAATAATATTCAACAGATTGTTATTGATGGCATCCGTGAAAAACAAAGTAAATCCGTTGTAGCTCAGAATCTTTTTGACAAGTGTGCATCATTAAACAGAGATATGCAGAGAATAGCTGATACAGAAGTTCAGATGGCAACTTCAAGAGCATATATCAAAGAAGAAGTTTACAATACTCCGGAAAACGAAAAAGTGTATTTTAAGCGCTTTGAAATGCTTGATGATAATACCTGTAAAAAGTGCCGTAAAATCAACGGTAAAGTAGTGTTATGGAGTGATGTAGCATTGCCTGATGAACACATTAAAGACGAATATGCAGATATAGCAATATGGGAAGGTAAGACAGAAGGTGATTATCCTGAATCAGTTTTACATCCGTTTTGCCGCGGCTGTTGGGTTAGGTATTATCCAGAAGTCTAAAAAACAATTGTATGAGAGGTTAATTAGAAATGCTTGATAATGATGAAAAAAACAAATGGAAAGATTTTAGAAAATCTGGTTTGTTATGGTTTATTAACAGTATTTTACATCTATTTGGTTATGCAATTACTTATAACTGTGATAGTGAAGGTAATATTATTTCTGTAACACCTGAAAGAGTTTTTTATCGTGGATTTACAGAAGAAACAAATACGGAAGGTTATGAAAAATTAACTAAGTATTTAGGTAAAGAAATAAAAGTTTTATTAGAAGATTTAGAAAAGTAATGTCTAAAAAGTCATATTTTACGTGGGAGACCATAAATGAAGGTTGTAGTAAATGCTGAATTAATTAAGAGCTTGAATAAAAAGAAGGATGCAGCGCAATTAAATTATTTTAAGAAGGAATTAATTAAGATCCTGGAAAAGAATAATGAAGAAATTGTAAGTAAGGCCATAGAGGATTATGACAATTCAATTAAAAAGACATATTCTGAAATAGGAATAGAAAAGGCTGGTTATGGAATAGGTACGGTTCGAGTGTGGAAGGGCCAGAAATTCCGCAAAATAGCTCCTGGAAAGTGGCGAAGGATTTACGATTCAAATACAAGAGGGGCCAGACAGTCTATTAATATCATCAAAAAGAAAATTGCAAATGCTCAGAGTATAGACGAATTGTTACAACTTGTAATGGAAAATACTAACAGGTTCATGGATGCTGATGGTAAGTTGCTGCCGATTGTGGAAGAACTTCAAAACGCTGTAAAAGAAAGTAAAGGCCGCTTAAATACCGGAAAACCATCTACTCAGGAACGAATAGAACAGTTTAAGAAAGAAAATGGAAAGAGTGAAGATGAAAGACTTTCAGATGAAATAAAGGAAATAGATGCAGCTTATAATAAAACCGTTCATGTTGATTATGATAATAGCGATTATAAAACTATGAAAGCTATTCACGATCAGGCAACAGAACTTTACGGTAATATTACAAAAAAGTTACGTGAAGCAGAAAATGAAGGGGATTGGAATAAATCAGCAGCTTATGAAAGATTAAAAGGTGAATTGCATCCTTTATTATCAAGAATACAGTGGCGCTTTAATGAAGTTGAAAAGAATTATATTAAAAAAGACTTTTTTGTAGGAATTGAAAACGAAAAAAATGTTAACAGGGCTGATATTCCAGATTCAGAAAACAGTGCTATTGTTGATTTTAATAATAAGATTAATGAATTTGTAAATGAACACAAAAATTCTACATGGGCTGTTTATACAAATTTAATTACACTTATGAAAAATATAACAGATAAGAAAGCTGCTCAAAGATGGTGTGTTATTAATGGTATTTCTAATTTTGATGAATTATTAAAAGATGTTGAAAATCGTGTAAAGCATAAAGTAAATGAAGAAATAAAAGAGAAAAATAGAGCTGCTAAGGCTGCCAGGGAAGAAAAGATAAAAAAAATAAATGAGGATAATGCTCTAAAGACCTATTCAAAAGAAGAAATACAAAAAGCCTTTGATGGTGTAGATGCTCTTATGGCTGAAAGAGATACATTGAGGGATAAAATAAAAGAGACTATAACAAAAGAAAATGAAGCCAGAATTAGATATAGTAATGCATTGCAAGCCCACGATGAAAGTAGACATGAAATATGGGATGAAGTTTTAAGCTACAGAAAACAAGCTAATGAACTTGCAGAAGAAAGAGATAGTTTTGAAAAGAAACTTGATGTTTTTATGGGGCCGATAGCTTATTATTATTTACGAGGTTATAAATATGGCAAGGATGAAAAAATAAATGAGTGTAAAACTTCGGAAGATGTTGAAAACCTGATTAAGTCTAAAGATTGGTATTCTGATGAAGGAAACAAACGATTAGACTTAAATAGAATGGATGTAAATGCTGCTAAAGATGTGTTTAAGTGCATGGAACGATTATTTGCTATATTTCCAGAACAAAAAGGTAGAAATATTTCAATGAAGTGTGAACCATGTTATAAAAATTGGTGGGCTTTTGCCAGTGGTGGAGAGATTACCTATAATTCTAAAAATTATAGTGATTATTCAAATTTTCAAGATACTTATGAGGGAACAGAAGGTTCATTCCATCCTAAAGGAACATCGGCAAAAGATATTACATATCACGAATATTATCACGTTATGACACATGGAAATCTTGCAAAAAGAATAAAACAAAATGTTACTAAACGATTGAAAATGCGAGGTAAAAAAGGTGGCCCTAAACAGGATGATATTATAAAATTTGGTGTATCAGAATATGCTACAACAGATGCAGATGAATTTGGTGCTGAATGTTTACAACAGGCTTTAGGTAGTGAAAATCCTTCTGCTTTTGCCGTTGAAGTTTTTAAGGAAACATTAAAATATAAGAAATATATGAGAGGTATGGTATGATAGGAAGTAGACCATTATTTATGGATTCTCCATATTTTGTTATGGAAGAAGATAATTGGCATCTTAAAGAAGGCGCTCCGACCGGAATTGTAGAGGAATTTAATCAGTATATGAAACAATTACACGGTGAAGAATCTATAATCGAAAAACCTGTAAAGAAATCTTTTACAGAAAGAATAGATGATTTATTATCAGGCAATTAGTAATTGATTTTTGACTAATACTGTTATAAAATGACTTAAATAAATAAATAATATGTTCTGAAAAGGGCAGTTATCAATTAACAGAAATAATTCTGTTTTTTGGTAGCTGACTTTTTTTTTATTTTTTTTTTCGTTCCTGGGAGGAAAATTAAGATGGCTAAAGATTTGAATTACTTTAAGAAGAAGATTATGGCAATTCTGGAAAAGCAGACAGATGATGCTCCGGCTGAGATTAATAAATCTCTTAATCAGATGGATTTTATTTATTCACAGATGAATCCTTCTACATTCAGTGAGATTGAAAAAAGCCGTGGTTATGGTATTGGAACCATAAGAGAATGGAAGGGCCGCAAATACAAGAAGATTGCTCCTAATAAGTGGAGACTTGTATACGAAAGTAATAGCCGTGGTGCAAAACAGTCTATAGCATATCTTAAAAAAGCCGTAATGAACGCAAAATCTACAGATGAATTACTGCAGATTGTTATGGAAAATGTAAACAGATTCCAGGATGCAAACGGAAAAACTCTTGATATTGTTTCAGAATTACAGGAAGCCGTAAGAAGTGCAAAAACAGCATTGAACGGAAAGAAAGAACCGGCTGCAAGTAAACCGGCTGAGACTAAAAAAGAAGAAACTACTACAAAGGTAGAAGAAAAGAAAGAACCTGAGAATAAAGGTGGCCGTATTATTGATTCTAAACAAGAACGTGCTGAGATTTACGATAAAGCATATAAAGCAAATATTGACAAATATAAAGGAATGTCAAAAGAAGAATTAAAAAAGAAAAACCAGGAATTGAAAGCACAATTTGAAGCATTACCAAAAAACAGTGAAGAAGCTGTAAAAATTGATGGTGAACGTTATGCAATTATGGCCGAATATGCTAAAACGAATGAAGAACCTAAACAGGAAGAAAAGCCGGCAGAAGAACCAAAGAAAGAAGATGAAACAGCTAAAGAAGATATTAAAAAGCAGAAAAAAGCATTGAAAGATTTAGCTGATGATTTTTATGATAAGACATATCACGAAATTGCAATGGCTAAACGTGCCGGTGCTGATGCATCAATAAAAGCTATTCATTATATGCATGCTGTTGAAAACCTTGCAAATTTTAAGGATAAAATCGCAGAAGCAACCGGTAAAAAGGATTTGCCAGATTTTCCGGCTGATGTTGTTGATAAAGTAAATGAACTCAAAAAGATGGCTGAGGGTAAAAATTTCTATTGGCTTGGCCGTGATGCGTATAAAGGTGTAACAGGAATCAGAAGTAATAAAATTACTGATGTTCTGGATGCTTACGCTAAAGCTATTTCAGAGAAATATAAAGAATATACAGCATCAGATGAAAAAGCTCCGAATAAAGTAGAGCCGGTTGCCGGAAAAACAAATAAAGAACATGCAGAACTCTTTGAAATGAGAAAAAATCCTAATAATGAGGATGAAGAAATTCTGTATTACAACGGTAAACCTTATGGTGCTGATGGTGATAAAGGTTACGGATGGAGTAATCCACTTGCGGACCAGAAGGAAATGGTTGAGGCCGTTGGTATGGATCCTGTTAAACAGGCTGAATGGGTATGGAATAAGTTTGACAGTAATCATGATGAAGTTGCTTATCAGTGGTCGCTTGATTCATCTATCAAGAAATACGGTGAAGCAAAATTAAAGAAACTTGCAGAACCTTCAATGAGTAATGAGGAATTCATGGATAAACTCAAAAAAGAGGTTGAAAAGAATACTCATACTTATAAATGGATTGCCGGCCAGGTTAGAGGCCAGATTTACAACAAAATGGTTGAAGAAACTGCAAAAAAATATCTGGATAAACTTACTTCATCTACAAGTGCTATTAATGATGTAGATATTCCGGTAGATCCTAAAGACATGGAAGAAGCTGAATCTATTATTGGTGCTGATGTAAGACGTATTCTTGATGGCCGTGATACCTTTGGAAATGTAAAACAGGGCCTTCCAGACAAGATTAGACGTAGAGTAAGAAATAATCCAGGCGTAGCAAGAGCTATGTTTGTTTATATCAAACAGGAACAGGAAAGAACCGGTAAAACTGTATTTACACCTAAACATAGTATTTGGGAAGAATTTTCAAAACTTAATGAAAACGCTATGAACTCAGTGCTTAACGGTGAATCAGAAACAAAGACCGGAACTAGCAGCAATATGTACACCGGTGATGGAATCTCTAGCGTAGTTGAAGATAAAGATGCCGGTCGTTATCAGATTTCATTTACAGGTAAGCCAGATTATGAAACTCGAACCCTTCTCAAACAGAACGGTTTTAGATGGGCGCCTTCTCTTGGTGTATGGCAATGCTATAACACCGGAAATGGTGAAAGAGCTTTAGGCCGTGTAGCCGAAAAACTTGGTTGGAAAAAAGACGGTGAATAATTAAAAAATCAAAAGACATTACAGGCCGTTATAGCAATATAGCGGCTATTACTTTTTAATAGGTGGGAAAAATGCAGAAACTTGTTATTAGAAAGAGTGAACTTAGCAGCATGAATTTTCTTAATGCTGAGACTATTGAAAAAGCTCGTAAAGGTGAACAGGCATGCGGCCATAAATATATATGGCGAAAACCTAAAGCAAAAGGCGGATATGATTATATTTATGCTGAGGACCAGGTAAAAAGACCTTTAGAAATGCTTGTAAAATGGTTTTCTTTCACTAAAGATAAGATTAGTGCATTGTACAAGAAAAACAATATTGAAAAGGATTATAAAGCTACAGAAAAAGACTTTTCAGCTCACTTACTCGAATATATTGTACACCGTAATAAATGGGATAAGAAATTCGCTGATAAAGGGGAACAGCAGAAATTTAATAAAAAGGTAACAATGGACCAGATTAAGGAAGTTGAAAAAACAGGCCTTAAAAATCCGGTTATAGAAGGAACACCTACAGAAGAAAAAAAGCAGCCTGGAAAGCTAGAAAAGCCGCTTTTTAAGCCTAATACATACTTGATGCGTAAAATATGGAGTATGTACACCGGCAAAAATCTTGAAGAAGAAAAGAAAGTCCAGGATAAAGCAGAAAGTAAATTTATTGCTGCACAGGCTGAAAACGTTGAAGAAGAAAAGCCGGTTAGTGAAGATGTAAAAAATGAAGCTGATACACTTGTAAGAGTTGCAATTAACACAAATATGATGATTGAAAACCGTTACAAGGCTGATAAATCAGAAAAGACAGATGATAAAATTAAGTCTCTTAAAAAATTAAAGTCTCAGATTGTTCAGAATGAAAAGCGAAAAGCAAAGAGAATTGAAGAACTCAGGAATTATGACTTCCATGATAGTGATGTAGGATTTTATGACGGCCATATTATCAGTAAGGAAGAAGTTGAACGTGAGATTAAAGAATATGATGATAAGAACGCTGTAATTGATTGGAATACAGAAACAATTAACATCATTGATAAAGAAATTGAAAATCTCAAAAATGAAACCAAAGAAAGCGAACAGGAAAAGCATGACAATAGAAGTGCTGCAATGCTCGGAAATGATAACGCTAAAAAAGATTTTAGCAATATGACAAATGAGGAACTTGCAGATACTATTGAACAGACAGAAAAGAAGATTGAAGATTATAAAGGTTATAGGGATGCTGCAGAAAATAGAGCTAAGTATGGTGATAATTCTTTAGAAAGTATAGAACGTAGAAACAGTGATAAAGAGGAAGCCAGTAAAGACCAGGAAATCATTGATAATGAAAAAGAATCTTTAAGAGCTTTAAGAAAAGAAAAAGAAAATCGTAAAAAACAGATGTTTGAAGAATTCCAGAATAGAATAAAAACTGAGGAAGATTTTAAGAAACAGAAATTCAAAGGACAGAAATTAACCGGAGAAAATGAAAAATATCAAAAAGAGTATGATATTTTGGTAAACCGATATACTCACTTAGATACTGTAGGTGAAATTGTAGAGCATATTGGAAAGAATCTTGATTCTGTAATAGACGGTTATCAAAATCCTAGTGCTATGGCCTCGGTTCAGGGATTAAGAAATAAGGAAATACCTTATAATCTTATTCTTGCTGCATGGTTTGAAGCATTAAAAAATAGAGTAGACATTAATAATTCTCAGGATATAGAAGATTATACAGCTTTATTGAATGAGGCAAGTAAAGTAGTTGATTTTAGTAAACTATCTTTAGCAATGTTAGGTAATGACAATGCAAAAAAAGATGGTATAATTCCAGAAGGAGAAAATAACTATGGAAAAGATAACTCTAACACTGAATCGGATAGAATTTCCGGAGGTATTAGCGACCTACGGAGAACAGGCAGCACAGATAGCACAGGAAATGTGTATATCACAGGGAATGGAAGCAACGAAGAACAATTGTCTAGCAGTGCTTTGCAACCTGGAATCGGACTTAAAGAGCCAGAGACAACTAACATCCGTTCTATCGGAAGAATCGGAGACGGAAGCGGAAAATTAACCAACGGACAGGCTATTAAAATCCGTGATGCATGTCATAAACTGTTAGACGAAAAAACAGATAGTGAAATGACTGCAGACGATAAAGCATTATTAGCTCAGTTTGTTGGTGCCGGTGGAATAAAAGACAAAAATAATAAACGTGATAATAACGGTGTACTGTATGAATTCTATACACCTAGAGCCGTAGTAAATAAAGTATGGCAGCTTGTAGATAAATATTTACCACAAAAAGATAAAACTTGTATTGAACCTTCATCAGGTATTGGCCGCTTTGCTGAAAATCGTACTGAAAAGTTTACAATGTTTGAGTTTGAAGAAGATTCTGCAAGAATAGCAAAAATCCTTCATCCAGATGCAGAAGTTGTACAAGGTGCTTTTGAGAAAAACTTTATCCGTGATGGCCGATTTGCCGGAAAGAACTTCCAGAAATTTGATTGTGCCGTAGGAAATCCACCTTACGGAGATTATACAGGATTTTATAAGGGCCAGGGTGAAGGTAAAGAATTTGCAAGATACGACCAATATTTTGTTAGCCGTACACTTGATACATTGAAAGATAACGGAATTTTGGCTTTTGTAATGCCTTCTAACTTTCTTTCAAGTGATGATCCAAAATTTAAAAAGGCAAAAGAAATAATTGCATCTAAAGGTAAACTTTTGGAGGCTTGGAGACTTCCTAACGGTGTATTCCAATTGGATGTAAAATCAGGAACTAACGTAGGAACCGATATTATTATTATCCGCAAGGAAAAAGGTGATGTAAATGATTTTATCGGTGATAACTATTTCAAGAATAATCCTAATCATATAGCCGGTGATGTAGTTGAACAGATTAATTTTAGAGGGCAGCCGGAAAAAGTTGTACAACCTAAAAATGGTGAGGATTTTGAAAGCGCTGTAAATAACATTGATATAAATGATGTAGAAGCCATTATAAAAGAACTTCCAAAAGCTGAAACTATCATTGAGAAAAAACCAAAGGTTGATGCCGTAACAGCCCATAATAACCGTAGTAATGCTATGAAGGGCAACAAAAACGCTGCCGGAAAGCATAATTTTGTAGCATCTACAGGTAAAAATATGACAGCTACAGAGTTTAATCAGAAATACGGTAAAAACATTGATCCTAAAGAAATGGAAATATGGCGCTTTACTGATTATGCCGGAAATATTGATACAACAAAACTTACAGCGGACCAGATGGACTATATACAAAAATCTGATAGATATGTAAAAGATGGCCAGAAGATTGTAAACGTTGTAAATTACGCTAGTGGTAATATCCGTGAAAAGTTGGATGATCTTGAAATTCAGCTTAAAAGCAAAGAAATTACAGAAGAAGATTATAATAAAAAGAAACTTATTCTTGAAACTGTATTACCACCTACAAAGGAAATCGGACAATTTCAACTTTCACCTTTGTCAGATTGGACCAGAAGATATGTTACAAAAGACGGTATGAGCCTTATACAAGGTTTTTACGATTGGGTATTTAATGGTAATCCTGATTTAAGTGAAAGAGAATTACCTATTGATTCACCGGTAGAAGAAGAACGAATTCCACCTGAAATTTCTTTTGGTGATGTAATTGATTATATCGAAAAGAAGCCTTTAACTATTGGCCGTGGTGAAGCTGATAACGCAAAAGATAAAGCAAAATTAAGATATAGAAAAAGCGAAAAAAGACGTGATACTGCAGAAATGCTTTTTAATGAATATCTTAAAGAAGGTTTATCGCCAGAAGATAGAGAAGATTTGACAAAAGCCTGGAATGATAATTTTAACTCTTTTGTAAATCCTAACTATGAGCAGATTCCTATTTTTATTGATGGTATGAATGAAAATATGGGAACTACACCTTTTACACTTACAGAACAGCAGCTTAAAGGTATTTCCTTCCTGGTAAATAAGGGTAGTGGTTTACTTGCATACGATGTAGGTGTTGGAAAGACGGTAACCGGCCTTTGTGCAACTGTAAATCAGATCCAGACAGGAAGAAGTAAACGACCTTTAATTTGTGTTCCTAACTCAGTTTATGAAAATTGGATAGCTGAAATCCATCAGCATTTTCCAAATTTGAAGGTAAATGAACTTAGAAACTTTGGAAAAGATTATATTTCTAAAGATTGGAAGCCGGAAGAAGGTAGTTTGTCTATTTGTACCTATGAAGCATTACAAAAAATTACATTCCATGATGATACTCTTGAAGAAATACACCAGGATGTAGAATTTGCAAAATTACAGCAGTCTAGTGGTAAAGAATCAGAAAGACAGGCAGCTAAAAAGAGTGAAAAACTCAAAGAACTTGTAGGTAGTATGTCAAAAACTAGCGGAGATGATAGTGTATATTTTGAAGATTTAGGATTCGACCATATTACAGTGGATGAATGTCATAACTTTAAAAACATCTTCACCACTCCACGCAATATGAACGTAAACGTTGCGGAAGATACGGTAACAAAAGAATCTAATGAATTCAATGCTTTACAGGGCGCTCGCTCGGACCGTGGTGAGAAATTATTTGCTATTACTCAGTATATCCAGAGACATAATGACAATCGTAATGTATTTGGATTGAGTGCTACACCGTTCCAGAATTCACCAATTGAGATTTATAATATACTTTCATTGTTTGCAAGACAGAGAATGAAGGAATTGAGTATTTATTCTCTTGAAGAATTCGTAAAGCAATTTGCTTTATTAAAATCTGAATACGCTGTAAAGGCTAATACCATTGAGGAAAAAATGGTAATGAAGTCATTTAAGAACCTTGCAGCGCTGCAGAACCTTATTACAGAATATATTGATAAGGTTGATGGTGGTGAAGCTCACGTAATTAGACCTAAAAAACAAGTCCACTTGCCTAAACTTGAAATGACAGAATTACAACGTCAGATTATGGATGCGGAAAGTGCATATATTACACAACAATCATTGTTACCAAAGAAAGACCGTGATCCAGGTGCTATTCTTGCAAGTTTGAACGCTATGAGAATGGCAACACTTTCGCCGGCACTGGTGCATGAAGGCCGTTATGAGATATATCAATCTTTAGGTTATGATATTGAAAAGCCTAAAGATAAAGATGTAGTAACAAGTTCACCAAAATTACAGTTTGTTTGTGATTCTGTAATTAAACAATATAAAGCAGCTCCAAAAGAAGGCCAGGTTATTTATATGCCTAGAGGTGTAACACAATATAAGTATGTTGTAGATTACCTGGTTAAAAATGGTGTACCGGCTGATGCTATTGCAACTATGGCCGGTGGAAATGGTGAAAAAGCATTAATTGAACGTGAAAATAAAACACATGAATTCAATGATGTAAACGGCAAGTGTAAAATTATTATTGGTTCAGAATCAATAAAAGAAGGTGTAAACCTTAACGGAAATTCAACCATACTTTATAACACAATGCTTGGTTGGAATCCTTCTGAGACTACTCAGGTTGAAGGCCGTATTTGGAGACAGGGAAATAAACAGGGAATTACTCATATTGTTTATCCGCTTTTGAATGATTCAATTGATCCGATGATGTACCAGAAATATGACGAAAAGAAAAATCGTATTGATAACCTTTTTAGTTATAAGGGTGATACAATGAACGTTGAGGAAATTAATCCAGAAGAATTGAAATTCGGACTGATTAAGGATCCTAAAAAACGTGCTGATGTTCAAACAAGACAGTATAAAGAACAGTCGGAAAGTGAATATAAGATGTATAACAAGCTCATTGAAGTCCTGGAAAGACAGGGCCAGATAGCTTTTAATGATCCTACTCAAACAAAAGAATATAAAGATATTCAGTTTAATATCGATAAGGACCAGAAACTTTACGATGTTTATAAAACAGGCCGTAAACAATGGGAAGAAAAGTATAAATCTGATGATGCTAATACAAAAGCTATGGCAGCAAAACAGATAGAAACTTATGATAAATTTCTTACTGCTCAGAAAAAGAAAATAGATGCAGAAAAGAGAAGTCTTAAAAAGCTCGAAAATAGCCGCATTAATATGCTTGATGTATTGAAGCGTAAAGGTATTAAAGATATGGCCGATTTGGAAAAGAAAGTCGGTGAATATCAGAAACTTGCCATTATTGCATCTAACAATATGGATAATGCTGCAGAAATGTTTGATACATATTATAAACAGGCTGTAGAGGATAACGAAAAGAACAAGATTAATCTTTTACCATTGAAGGACCAGGTTGAGGCCTATACAAAAGAAATCCGTGATAATTTGCATCCTATGGATGAAGCATGGAAAGCTATGTTGAGGGAAGAAAACGAAAAACAGTTTAAGAAGTCTATTCCTTTATTCTTAATTAAAGGTGGTAGATTCCTGATTCATAAGTAGAGTGATGATTATACCTAGTGTTTAATCATTAAGGGGCCGGTTAATAGCCGGTTCCCTTTTTTTTAAGTATAATAAATAATTATTGATTATTTAATAATAATGTAACATAATAAAGTAAATACATAGATATGTCTGTAAAGGGCAGTCGATTACTTATTTTTAGTAGTCGGCTGCCTTATTTTTTTTAACTTATTTCCTGGGAGGATTTGGAAAATGGCAAGATTCATGGTAAAGGCTAGTGAATTCAAGAATGTTTGTAAGGCTGTAAATGATAGACAGCTTGAAAGTCTTAAAAAAGAGATTATTGAAATCTTAAAAAAGCAAGATGAAAAGGAATTAAAAAAAGCAATTAATTTATTTGAATCACAAGAAATGCATTATACACATCTAGAAAAGTCCCTTATTAGTGGTAAATGGATCCAGAAAGCCGGCTACGGTGTAGGAACAGTCAGAATTTGGAAGGGAAAGAAGTATAAGAAAATTGCTCCGGGTAAATGGGCCAGAGTTTTTGATAAAGAAGGCCGTGGTACAAATATTGCAATTGGTAAACTTATTGCTAAGGTCCAGAAGATTGATAATGTAGAAGATTTAATGGCTTTTGTAATGCAGAATAAACAGCGTTTTGTTGATGAAAATGGAATTGACTTGCCGGTTCTTGATAAACTCCGTGCCGCTGTAGATGCAAAAAATAACGGTGGTATGAGAAGTAAATTACCAGATCCAAAAGATGACAATTCTGTTGCGGAATATAAAAAACAGATAAAAGACAAGGTAAAAGAATATAATATGAATTATGAAAAATACCTTGAAAATCAGATTGCCGGTGCAGAAAGACATAATGTTACAGAAAATGAATTAAAAGCCTTAAAAGAATTACAGGTAGAATTAAAAGAAACTTCTA